AAAATTCCAGGGGTAGAGGTAGACATTACAAGTGGGCTAGATGGATTTTATAATAACATTAAAGCGGCATCCGCCAATATAAAAACCGAATCTGATTATAAAACCATGGTAGATACTAAGGGATATATTGATTATTCAGATGCAGCAAATGCAGGATACAAATTTGGCGAAGGTATAGATTCGAAAGTATCTGGATTATTTAATAGCACAGGAGAAAGTTCAATAACAGATACACTAACAGATAAAGCAGCCACAACCGAAAGTGCAGTAAATTCATTAGGAAATATAGATAACAATACAGCAAGTGGTGCAGAAAGTTCTGAAAGAGTAGCAGATTCCGTAGAGATTACAGATGAAGATTTAAAGTATCTAAGAGATATAGCAGAAAGAGAAATAATTGACAGAACGGTATTTAAATCGCTTAGTGTAAACATGGGTGGTATCAGCAATACAGTAAATAGTATGGGTGATTTAGACGGAATTGCCGACTACTTAGGTGATGTGATTAGTCAAACTGCATCTGCAAGTATGGAAGGAGTTGGATAATATGTATAGCATGTATTTTAACAAGTGGTGGGTACCAGTAATTCCAGAAAAAATCACAATGAAAATCAATGGAAATAATAAAACTGTAAATCTCATAAATAATGGAGAAGTTAACATTATCAAACCAGCAGGTTTGACGGATATTGAGTTCGACCTGCTTATCCCAAACGTGAAGTATCCGTTCGTGCCACATGGCCCAGGAGGGTTCAAGAGTGCTTACTACCACCTAGGTCAGATAGAGCGGTTCAAAAATAAAAAGAAGCCGTTTTCGTTCATTGTCTATAGGGAAATGCCAAATGGTAAGAAGTTATTTTCTACTAGCATGTTAGTAACGTTAGAAGATTATACCATTAAAGAGGATGTAAAAGAAGGTTTTGATGTTGTTGTATCAGTTAATTTGAAACAGTATGTCAGTTATGGAGTTAAGAAAGTAAAGCTTAAAAAAAATAAGGATGGTACTGTGTCAATAAAGCAACAAGTTACAAGGGCAAACACAACTGGAAAACTTAAGTTATTGGTTCCTACCACTCATAAAGTTACAGAGAATGATACGATTTGGAGTCTTGCAAAGTATTATTATGGAGATGGGCTAAAGTATAGTCCTATTTGGCATGCCAACAGAGATAAATTGAAGAACCCAGAGGATCTGATATTAGGTTCCATACTAATCATACCCAAGTCCTAGCAAAGGAGTGATATTTTGGAAATACAATTATTAACTTATACACCTGATGCGATTTATGAACCGTGTGTGGAAGAAGGTATCGAGTTATCAAGCGAAAGAAAAGGTACACCTGCAAAACTTGTATTTAAAGTATTAAAAGACAGAGGATATCCAATGTATGAAGGTCAACCAGTTACGCTGAAAGTAAATAACAAAGGGATATTTTACGGTTACATATTTAGTAAAAGCCGAGATAAGGAGCAAAGAATTACGTATACTTGCTATGATCAGTTACGCTATTTTAAAAATAAAGATACGTATGTATATACTGGACTAACTGCAAGTAGTTTAATACAGATGATTTGTGAAGATTTCAGCTTAAAATGTGGAAATATAGCAGATACAGGATATGTAATATCACAAAGAATTGAAAATAATAAAACACTATTTGACATTGTGCAAAACGCTTTAGATTTAACTATGGTTAATACAAATACATTGCATTGTCTCTATGATAATTATGGAGCAATTACTCTTAAAAATGTATCGGATATGAAGGTACCAATTGTTATTGATTCAGAGACAGGACAAAATTTTGACTATCAGAGTAGTATAGACGAGCAAACCTATAATAAAATCAAACTGACCTATGATAATAAAGATACTGGAAAACGAGAAGTTTATATTGCACAAGACAGCAATAATATGAATAACTGGGGTATATTGCAGTATTTTAATACTCTCCAGGAGGGCGAAAACGGAGCTGAAAAAGTAAATCAAATGCTTTCTTATTATGATAAGAAGAGTAGAAAATTAACAATAAAGGATGCCTGGGGAGATGTTCGAGTGAAAGCCGGATCATCTCTTATTATTTCGCTTAAATTAGGAGATATCTCAGTTAATAATTTTATGCTGTGTGAAAAAGTAGCACATAAATTTAACAATAATCTTCACACGATGGATATTACTATGATAGGTGGTGAATTTATAGCATAATGGCAAATCTAAATGAACAAATAAAAAAAGTTGCAATGGATGCATTCAATCAAAGCGAACCGGCTACTTTTATATATGGAACTGTAACAAGTGCTAGTCCGCTTACCATACAAGTAGAACAAAAACTAAGCTTAACAAAGGAATTTCTAGTGCTTACTAAGAATGTTATTGATTACGAAGCCGAAGTTGAAGTGGACTGGAAAACCGATGATGCAACCCATACAATAAAAGGGATTAAGAAAATGAAAATGAAAAATGGATTAAAAGTTGCAGATAAAGTTATTTTAGTGAAGCAACAAGGCGGTCAGAAATACTTAGTACTTGATAAAATTATGAGTTAGGAGGTGATAGTATGATTCCAAATGGTTATACAGATGATGATATCTTAGAAGATTTAGAGGAGACAATCGAGTCTACTTTCACTTATAAGATGGATATGGATAAGCTAAGGATTGTGGGATTTTGTAACAATTTAGAAGCCATTAAACAGGCAATTTATAAAATACTTAGTACGGAACGGTACGACTATTCTATCTATTCTAGGGACTATGGCGTTGAGCTAGACGAGCTAATAGGAGAACCTAGATCTTATGTGATTCCTGAGATAGAGCGAAGAATTACGGAAGCATTAATGCAAGATGATAGAATAATTGGTGTTTATGACTTTCAATTTACGACACCTAGTAAAAATGAAGTGGTAGTTTCTTTCTGTGTAGATACAGAATTTGGAACTACGCAAATAGAAAAGGAGGTGGATTACTAATGTTTGAAGATAAAACTTATGAAGAATTATTACAAGAAAAACTTGATACAGTGGATACGAACTTTGACAAAAGAGAAGGGTCTATTATATACGATGCACTTGCACCCAACAGTGCTGAACTGGCAATGATGTATATTCAACTTGATTGGATTTTTCAGCAGATGTTTGGAGACACAGCAGATAGAGAATATTTAATAAAAATTGCAAAAGATACAAGAGGACTAGAGCCAACGCAAGCAACAAATGCAATTTTAAAGGGTGAATTTAATATTGCTGTAGAGATTGGTGCAAGATTTAACATAGATACTCTAAATTATAGCGTAATAGAGCTGATAGATGATACGTTACACACTTATAAGATGAAATGTGAAGCGACTGGAATTAAGGGTAATAAGCATTTTGGGACCTTAATTCCAATCAATTATATCGCAGGTCTTACAACATGTGAGTTAACAGAATTGTTAATACCAGGTGAAGACGAAGAAGATACCGAATTATTTAGAAAACGCTGGCGTGATTCCTTTCATGCAACTGCTTTTGGTGGCAATCGAGCAGATTATTTAGAGAAAGTAAAGGCTGTTAATGGTGTTGGTGGTTGCAAGTGCTATAGAACAACAAATGAAGCAGGAGAAACGGTGGGAGGTCATGTAAAATGCGTGATTATTGCATCAGACTATACAAGCCCAACCGATGAACTGGTTGCAACGGTACAACAAACGATTGATCCAAAAGGTGAAATGGAAGGGGATGGACTTGCACCAATTGGTCATATCGCACACATTCAAGGAGTAGTAAAAACTGTTATAAATATTTCAAGCACGATAGCGTATGAGGCAGGTTACAGTTTTACAGATGTTAAGAGCTACATAGAAACGGCTGTTAGCAATTATTTTAAAACATTGTCGGAAGCTTGGGAAACAAGTAATACATTAGTTGTAAGAATTAGTCAAATCGAATCAGCTATTTTGAATATAAAAGGGGTGCAAGATATAACAAATACATTGTTAAATGGAACAGCAAGTAATATCACCTTAGACGTTGATGCAATACCGGTTAGGGGTGAGATAGTTGGATAGACAGCTTATTAAATACTTGCCACAGCTTATGCAGACATATGCTGAGATAGAACAAATAATGAAGGCAGAGCAAACACAAGTAAATTATTTGTGGGATGCTGTCAAAGACTTGCTAAAAGAAGCATTTGTAATGGGTGAAACGGAAATTGGAGCATTAAGATGGGAAAGTATACTAAATATTGATCCATTGGACACGGATAGCTTGAAAGTGCGTAATTTTAGAATTAAAAGTAGATTAATAGAGGATTTACCTTATACATACCGAACATTAAATAGTCAAATAAAAGCGCTATGTGGTGACGGAGGATATGAGATAAATCTAGAAGGAGATACTTTTACATTAAATATCAAGGTAGCATTAACAGCGAAAAAGTTTAAGAAAGAAGTAGAAAATTTATGTGAAAGAGTAGTACCACTTAATTTATTTATTAATATTA